GAACGGCCGAGCCGTTTCTCATCGTGGGGATCACCCAAACCCTTAGAGGAGAAATAAAAAATGTTTAACGCAAAACTAACCAAATTTTTAATAGGAATAATCGCGACCTTAACCGTGATCGTCGGCGCTCTCGCCGGCACAAATAACGACGGCCCGAGCGTTACTACTACAACGGCGCCGGCGGTCCAAGAAACGACGACGACTCTCGGCGCACACTCGGCGCTCCAAGAGGACCTAGCAGAAACGACGACCTCGGTCACGGATACGACGACGACGGTTCCCGTGATCGTGAACGCCGCGTTAGACACCCCCTGCTATGAATGGTTAGGACTCGCGGTCGCGCAGGGCTGGACTAACACTCCGGAAGTACTCGAGAAACTCGGTCGGATTATTTGGAAAGAGTCCCGATGCCAACCGTTAGCGGAGTCCGCGTCCGATAGCGGTCTGACACAAATTAACCAAATTCACGCCGCATATTTAGCGGAGTTAGGTTGGACCGAGGCGGACATGTTGGACCCCGCTAAAAACCTCTATTTCGCATGGCGTCTCTACTCCGAGCGTGAGGAGTCGGGCCGTTGCGGTTGGCAACCTTGGAGTTTCTCGTGCTAGACGACCAAGACGAGTTTGATATGGTGCTCCGACGTTTCCACAAAAACCGAAACGAACTACTAGAGGCCACCAAAAGAATAAAGATCCTCGAGCAAGAGATCCGATCCCTCCGAGCCAAACTAGGCAACGATCCCGAGACCGGGGCTGGAGCGCCAACATGGATCTAGGCGGATATGTCCTAGTCCAAGACCGGCTAAAAATGGCTTTAGATCGGTTCCCAAATTTGCGCGTCCAAGAGACCGACGTCCGCCCGGTAGAGATCGCCGGCCAAACATTCATCGCCGTAACGATGACCGTCTACAGGGAGCCCGGCGACGACCTCCCCGCGGTCGCTACCGCTTACGAAGTTTTCCCGGGACGAACCCCGTTCCAAAAAGGCTCCGAGATGATGAACGCGTCCACGTCGGCCCTCGGCCGCGCGCTCGGCTTTATGGGATTCGGGATCTCCAAGTCCATCGCGTCCGCCGACGAGGTTTCTCTCCGAGTCAATGAACGCGCAACCGCTCCCAAACCGTCGCAGGATCGCCCTAGAGCGCCCCAAACCTCAGAAACGACCGAGAACACTAGAGGCGTCCCGCCGACCTCTAAACAGTTGGAATTCCTCATTAAGTTAGCGACCGAAAAAGGAGTCGAGCCTCCCGAAATAAACACGATGAGCGACGCGTCCGCCGCGATAAAAACACTTTCCGCACTACCCAAAAAGCCGGCGACAGACGAGGCGCCGTTCTAATGAAAAAGAAAACCCCGACGACAGTAAGCGACATATTAAAACTCAACGAGGCGTCGTTCCAAAGTACGATCCTCGAATTAGCGCGCCTATACGGTTGGCATGTTCACCACACTCGCGCCGTCCAGATCCGCCCGGGCTATTGGGCGACCCCGCTCCAAGGCGTCGCCGGCTTTCCCGATCTTGTTCTAGCCAAAAGCCCTACGGCCCGAAACCGAGGCGGCGTCATTTTCGCCGAACTCAAAACCGCCACCGGCAGATTAAGCGATACCCAAAAAGAATGGTTAGAACGCCTGTCCCTAGGAGGCGCCGAGGTTTATATCTGGAGACCTCGCGACGTAGTTTTCATACGCGCAAGGCTGGAGGGCAAAGCATGAGCAAGATCCAAGACTGGTCCAACATAGAGGGCATATTCTGGACGATCTCCGTCCTCGGCGGTTTAGGGCTCGGCTATTTCATCAAGACCGATCCCGCAGAGAATCGAGCGCGCCGGCTGGAACGCCGCCGTAAACGAGTATCCAAGGCCATAGAGCGCCTCTACCTAGCCGAACAAACTAAAAGAAACGATTAAACCGTGATTATTAGAACACCCCGACCCGAGTCTCACTACCTGACGATCGCTAACTCGGTCGTACGCGACCGCTCGCTCTCGTTTAAGGCCCGCGGGATCCTCGCCCTGCTACTTTCCTACCCTGATAATTGGTCTGTCTCATCGGAGCGCCTAGCAATAGAGACCTCAACCCCAAGAGGCGAGAAACGCGACGCGATACGTACCGGGCTCAAAGAATTAGAGTCCGCCGGCTACTTACGGCGCGAAGTCCGCCAAGACAAAACGACTGGCCGCATGTCCACAAACACCTACGTCTACGACACGCCTCAACCCGTGGAAAAGCCTCGGGATAACTCCCCGACTTGTCCACAGCCGACGACGGATTACCCGACGCCGGAAAAGCCGTCCCCTATAGAAGTAACTACTAAGAAAGACCCCCCAAGAAAGTCCCTAGGTTATTTAAGTAAGAGAGAACAAAACCGCGCCATTTGTCCACAATGCCACGGGCAACGCTGGACACTCCAAGACTCGGACCTCATACCCTGCCCATGCGATAGCGGACTCATCAGGGCATGAGCGACCACTACAAAGACAAAAGATACGTAGAGAACAGAAAGAGGATCCTCGCCGGCTCCCCTACTTGCGTGATATGCGGGATCCGTAAAGCGAACACGGTAGACCATATCCTCGAGGTACACGCCGGAGGCGATCACTCCATGGAGAACCTCCAACCCGCGTGCGGTAAATGCAACTACCGCAAAGGCGCCCAATATGGCAACGCTCAGAGAGCCCGCATAGTTAAAGCACGAAACGAGGCCGTAAAAACCGCCGAAACACGCAGACCACGAAACACCCCAAAAACACCAAAAACGACGAAAAACGACGAAAAAGCCGAAAAACCTTTTTTTGATGACCCAACGCTCACCCCGACGCCCCCATCTTCTGTCTATCCCAAAGGATCCAAGCGGACCAAAACCGATCCGAGCCGATCCAAGCCGAAAGCGGCCGAAGTAGACCGATCTTTCCCGAGGCTCTACACGCGACCACTAGGGGCGAGGAATTACGCCGGCGAGTTTGCGGAATGGGGAGAGAAGTCTCTCGGGATAACTCTTTTTCCGTGGCAACGTCTCGCGCTCGAGGGGATCCTCAGCGTAAACGATGAGGACGCGCCTCCCGGTTACGGTTTGGAGTACCGGACGAGTCTTTGTTCCGTGGCTCGACAAAATGGAAAAACGGCATTATTAAAAATACTGGTTGGAGGCTGGCTTACTGTCATGGCCGCCGAACGGAAAACGCCTCAGACGGTTATTACGACCGCTCACGCGTTAGACCTTGCGGTTAGTTTGTTCCAAGATCTCGCGCCGATCTTAGAAAGTCATTACGGCGCGAAAAGTAAATGGTCCTACGGCCGTAACGAGTTACGTATGCCCGACGGGAGTCTCTGGTTAGTTAGGGCCGCGACGCCGAGCGCAGGTCACGGACGGAGCCCCGACCTGATCGCGGCGGACGAGGTTTGGGATATCTCGGAGGAGGTCTTGGACGTCGGACTTATTCCGTCCCAACGCGCTAGAAAAAGTCCTCACCTCGCCATGTTCAGCACCGCCGGAACCGAGGCAAGTAAACTCTTATTACGTTGGCGCGAGCAAGGTCTCCGAGCCATAGACTGCCCGGATCCGTCGCCTCTCTTTTTCGCGGAATGGTCACCGCCGCCGTCCGCCGATCCGGAAAGCATAGAAACGATGGAATTTGCTAACCCGAGTCTCGGTCATATGCTCGAGTTAGAGACGATCCAAGCCGAGTCCAAAAACCCCAACCGCGCCGCCTACCTTAGAGGCTCCCTAAATTTGTGGGTATCCCATGACTCCGCATGGCTGGACTCTCAGATCCTCAACCGCTCCGAAACCGCCGACGTCTTTGATATCCCGCCGGCCGTCCTATCCGTGGACTCGTCATTAGACGAGTCGCGTTACGTCGGAGTATTAACGACCGACCTCGGAGATCGCGTCCTCCTAGAAACCGCGTTCATCGTGAACTCGGAACTAGCACTATGGGAAAACGTCCGCCGGCTACTTCCACCGGGAACGAGAACGATCCTCGCCGTAACTCCGACGCTAGACCTCCACACTCCAAAAGAGTTAGAGAAAAGAAAAACGGTCGTAGGTATCGGCGAACTTTCAAAATGGACCGGTCTCGTCCGCGGAATGTTTCTCGAGGGACGCGTCCTCCACCGCGGCGACGCTTTACTCGTGGAACATCTTTCCCGCGCGGTCATGTCCAGAACTCAAAACGGCGTCGTACTGTCAAGCGTTAAAAGCCCCGGCCCGATTGAGTTGGCGCGCGTCTCCGTTTTCGGAATCGCGCTCGCGTCCCGGGCAAGATCCACGACCCGCCCATCTATCGCAACGTCCCGCCGCTAGACCATTTTCTCTATCTCTAACTATCCGCGCTTATCGTTTCGCGTTCGTGTAATAATCCGCTCGTGGGAATTTTCTCTCGAGACAAAACGACAACAGTCCAAGCAAGTTACGGAGGCGACACGGCCACCGTTACCGCTGGAGCCTCCGCGCTCGCGCTCTCGGTCGTCGGGGCCGGACGCGAGCGCGCGATGGCGCTCCCCACGATCTCACGCGCTCGCGACATTCTCGCGTCGCTTATCGCGTCGCTACCTATCCGCCGTTACGGGACCCAATGGAACGGAGAGTTTTTAGAGGAGATCCCGCTCGCCCCGGAACCGTGGCAACTCCGCCCGGATCCATTAACGACTCGATCTCACACTCTTAGTTGGCTTTTTGACGACATGTATTTCTACGGTCGCGGATACCTCTACGTAAAAACGCGTTACTCAACCGGACTTCCGGCGTCGTTCCAATGGTTACCCGCCGTCTATATGAACGTTCAGGCCGCCATGTTCGCCGGGAACGCTCCCATAGGTGACTATACGGTCACGTTTAACGGGCAAGCGTTAGCGAATAATGACGTAAAGATCTTTTACTCTCCCGTATCCGCTCTCTTAGAGGTCGGCGCTCGAGCGATCAACACGGCCGAACGTTTAGACGTCGCCGCTTGGCGTTTCGCTACTACTCCGACCGCGTTCGGCTGGTTACAACAGACCGAGGGCGAACCTCTCCCGCCGGAGTTTATGAAAGAGGCCGCCGACGGTTGGGCCGAGGCCCGCGACACTTCAGCGGTCGCCGCGATCTCCGCCGGCTTTGAATGGCACGAGTCCACGATGGACCCGGCACGTCTCCAACTCGTAGAGGCCCGCCAACACTCCGCGCTAGACCTCGCTCGTCTCGCGAACGTTCCGCCGTACCTCGTCGGAGCCCCGACCGGAACTGGCATGACTTACACGAACGCGGTAGACGCCAAAAGCGCCGCGGTCCTATTCGGAGCCCTCCCCTACATTGAGGCCATAGAGCAACGTCTCAGCGCCGAGGACATAACTCCACGCGGACAGATAATCCGCTTAGACCGATCCGCTTGGCTAGATAACCCTCTAGACGTTCATAGCCCGGAGCCCGCACCAATGGACCAACCACAAGACCAACCAACCCCGCAAGGAAGTAACAGATGAAACTCACTATTCGAGCGTCGGAAAGTTCTCTCACGGTCGCGGCCGCCGACGGAACGCCCAAGCGTGAAATTACCGGAGTCGCGGTCCCGTGGAACGTTCCGGCTAATGCCTCTACAGGTCCCGTCATGTTTTTAGAGGGATCGCTCCCAACCGACGGACCCGCGCCAAAACTAATCCGCGACCATTCACCGACCAACCCGATCGGAGTCGTTACCGAACGAGTTAGCACGTCCGAGGGAATGATGTTCGTCGCGAAAGTCTCCGCCATTCCCGAGGGCGATATCGCTCTCCAACTCGCCGCCGACGGAGTACTAGACGCGGTTAGCGTCGGAGTAGACGTCCAAAAATTCCACTACGACGGCGATACTCTCGTCGTCGAGTCAGGCGCTTGGAGGGAACTATCTTTAGTCCCGTGGGGCGCTTTTACCGAGTCCAAGATCGCAACGGTCGCGGCCTCAGAGCAAGACCAAGACCAAGAGTCCGACGAGGCAACCGCCGACGAGGACGAAACCAACAAAAAGAAAACCGAAATTTCCGAGGAGGAAACAAAAACTATGGAACCAATTACAACCGAGGCAACGTCCACCACGTCGCCGATCATCGTTAAGGCCGCCCGCCGCGTCAGCGCGTCGGATTACATCTCCGGACTCGTCTCCGGGAACATGAGCCCGGAAGTCCGAGCCGCTAATGGCGTCGTCTCAGATATTCCCGGCATGATCCCCGAGCCGCTCATCGGCGACGTGTTCGACACACTCACAGATGAGCGCCCGTTCATCGCGGCCCGCGGAACTTTCGCACCGCCCGCCGGAGGCGAGTCGTTTTTCCGCCGCAAGGTGAGCCAACATACGGCCGTGGCTTTGCAGGTCGCAGAGTTTGACACTCTCGCCTCGCAGAAATACGAAGTAGACCGTATCCAAGTTGATAAAAAGTTTTTCGGCGGATACTTGGACATTTCGGAACAGGCTCAGTCATTCAGCGAGCCCGCGATGGTTGAGCGAGTCCTCGCGGACATGGCGAACGTCTACGCCAAGACCACCGAGACCTACGCTCTCGGTCAGGTTTACGACGGATCAACTAGCGCGACCGCACAGATTAGCGACTGGACCGACGGCGACGAAATTATCGAAAGCCTCTACTCAGCGGCCGCAGAAATTAAAAGCGGATTCGGTCGTATGCCTACTCACTTAATTATTCGTAGCCACGTGTGGGCCGCGATTGGTGGAGCGAAAGACTCCGGCGGGAACCGAATTTTCCCGTATCTCGGACCATCTAACGCCGCTGGTACTCTCAACGGAGCGACCTCTCTCACCGGTAACCCTCTCGGCTTGGCTTTGATCGTCTCCGACGATTTTGGTCTCGTCGCCGGCGACCGCGCCGCGATCATGCTTTCAGCCTCAGCCGTAGAACTGTACGAGGATCGTCGTGGTGCAATTCGAGTAGAACAACCCGCGTCGCTCTCAACCCGTCTAGCGTTCCGCGGCATTTTCGCCGTGGCAGACATTGACCTAGCCGCCGGCTCGCTCCTGCTCTGATCCCCAACCCCAACGACTAGGAGAGTGTGAGCCATGGCCTTAGAGAAACGAGTTACTCAAGCGGTAGCCGTATCTGGAGACCATACGCTCACGCTCTCCGACGTCACCGGGCTCTATGTCGGATACACCGTCCACGTAGCCGGCGTCATGGCGAACGGGACCTATAACGGGACTCACGTCATTACGGCGATAGATACCGACGATCTCACGATCACCTACGAACAAGGGAACCATA